TTTAGAACCAGGATTAATTTGCCCTACAGATGGATTGAATTATATGCAAACTCCTGGATATCATGGTCATATTAATTTAGCAAAACCAGTTTATTATATTCAGTTTTTAAAGGATATTCAAAAAATATTAAATTGTGTTTGTTTTAAATGTAGTAAATTATTAATAAGTAAAGAAAAATATAGTCAAGCTCTCAAGCTTATTGGAGAACATCGTTGGAAATATGTTTCATCAATAGCGAGTAATATTAAACGCTGTGGCGAAGATACTGACAATGGTTGTGGCTGTTTGCAGCCTAATAAAATTAGAAAAGAAGGTCTTGCTACTATTTTTGCGGAATGGAAAAATGATAGTGAAAATGCTGGCGAAGACTCAACAATTGTTATAAAACTTACACCTGAGATGGTTTTAAAAATATTTAAAAGAATATCAGATGAAGACGTGTCATTTATGGGATTTAGTCCAATTTGGGCTCGTCCTGATTGGATGATTTGTCAAGTGATGTCAGTGCCTCCTCCAGCTGTTAGGCCATCTGTAAAACATGACGCACAACAGCGTTCAGAAGATGATTTGACACATATTCTAGTAAATATAATTAAAACTAATAAAACGTTACAAGAAAAAATACAGAACAATGCGCCAGCAAATGTTATTGATGACTGGACAACTGTTTTACAATATTATGTTGCCACACAAGTTGATAATAAAATTCCTGGTGTTGCGTCTGTAGCTCAACGTTCTGGTAGACCTTTAAAATCAATTAAAGACCGATTAAATGGAAAAAGTGGTAGAATGAGAGGAAACTTAATGGCAAAACGTGTTGATTTTAGTGCTCGTTCAGTTATTACTGCTGACCCTAATATTTCAATTCGTGAATTAGGTATTCCTATGAAAATTGCGAAAAATATTACAAAACCAGTAACTGTTAATAAACTTAATAAATTATTCTTATTAAAATTAATACAAAATGGTCCTGATGTTTATCCAGGGGCTAAAATGTTAGAAAAGAAAAATGGTGAAGTTATTACTTTGCGATATGTTGATAAAAAATCACTCGTTTTAGAAGAAGGTGATATCGTACATCGTCATATGATGGATGGAGATGCGGTGTTGTTTAATAGACAACCTACTCTTCACAGAATGTCAATGATGTGTCATATTGCTCGAATTATGCAGCGAGGAGATACTTTTAGAATGAATGTCGCCGATAGACTTGGTGTCGGCAACAGGGGGCGTTAAAAGCGTGTTACCCCCTAGTTATTATACATTAATTAAAGTATGATAGCAACGTGACCAAATTGCTGGAAGTTCCTTAGAGCCTTTACTACCACTCACTTTTGGAAACATTTGTGAGGAACTCGGTTAATAGCCGAACCCAATGGTAAAAATGTGAAGGATTGGATAATCAGCAGCCAAGCCCCTAAACTCGTTATGATAGAGCATGGGGAAGGTTCAGAGAGTAGACGGTTACGGGTCTCATATGATGGTCTAATCAACCTGATGAGGCACAAGGTGTACTCCGGCCTTACCAGAAATGGTAAAGATAATAATAAGGCTCGACCAAGCCTTACAATGCGGATTTTGATGGGGATAGACATATGTAAATAACATTTTGTCCCCAACAGGGAGCGTGAAAAGCGTGTTACTCCCTAGTTAATTGATTCTTAATAAAAAAGGCACTTAAAAATAAAATATATTATTATAATAAAATGGAACCGTCAAAACATTTAGAACTATCAAATACAATTTTAGATGAACCAACAAAAAGATATTGCGAAATATATAAAATAGTAAATCTTTCAAATGGAAAGATATATGTAGGACAAGCTGTGTCTCATATTCTGAACCATAAAAGATATAGACCTTACGGACACGAAGGTAGATTTAGATGTCACATATCAGAAGCATTTTCAACAAAGAAAAATCAATCACACTATTTAAATAATGCCATTCGAAAATATGGCGTTGAAGATTTTATAGTTGAGTTAATTGAATATTGTGAAATGTCAAATGCAGATGAAAGAGAAACACATTACATCAAAGAATTAAATAGTTTATTTCCAAATGGTTATAACCTAAAAAATGGTGGAAGTGTATTTACTCATAGTGATGAAAGTAAGAAACGTGTATCTAATGGTGTAACAAACTATTATAAAGATAAAAAATTTGAGCGGTTTAAAAATATAAAAAAAATAGATGATGATATTGAAAAATATATTAAACCGTTAAAAAGAAATAATACGCAATATGGTTGGTATGTCTATATAGATAGAATTAAAGCAGATTTTGGTGGAGTTCATATTTCATTAGATGAAAGCAAAATAAGTGCAATAGAATTTATAAAAAATTTAAAGAATCATTTAGCAACGTGACCAAATTGCTGGAAGTTCCTTAGAGCCTTCACTACCACTCACTTTTGGAAACAATTGTGAGGAACTCGGTTAATAGCCGAACCCAATGGTAAAAATGTGAAGGATTGGATAATCAGCAGCCAAGCCCCTAAACTCGTTATGATAGAGAATGGGGAAGGTTCAGAGAGTAGACGGTTACGGGTCTCATATGATGGTCTAATCAACCTGATGAGGCACAAGGTGTACTCCGGCCCTTTGGGAAACCTTAGGGAAATTCATGGAAATGAATTTACATATGCCACAGGACCCCGAGTCTGAGGCGGAATTGAGAAATTTAGCAGCAGTGCCATATCAAATAATTAGCCCCGCAAATAATAAATCAATTATTGGTATTTATCAAGATTCAATGCTTGGTTGTTACCAATTTACAAGAGAAAAAGAATACTCTAGAGGTTCAATAAATGTAAAAGAAGGAATAAGATTTGAACCAAGAGACGCGATGAATTTATTAATGATGTTTGATGGAGTAAATGAATATAAATTATTAGAAAATGCTGAAAAAGAAAGTGGAATTACAAACTTTGATATTTTAAGTCAAATTATGCCACCATTGTCTTTGAAATACAAAACTAAATCATTTAAAGATGATAAAGATGATTTTAACACATCAAATAAAGTATTAGAAATTAAAAACGGTGAATATATTCGAGGTCAAATGGATAAAGGTGTATTAGGTGATGGAACAAAAGGACTTTTACACAGAACTTGTAATGATTTCGGAAATATGGCATCAGCAAAATTTATTGATGATTTACAAAATATTATTACAGAATATATGAAATCAAGCAGCTTCAGTGTTGGAATTAGTGATTTGATTTCAGATGAAAAAACTAAAAGTGAAATTATTGAAGTTATTACCAAGAAAAAAACAGATGTAAAAAATTTAATAGACCAAGTTCAAATTGGTATATTTGAAAATAATACTGGAAGAACAAACGAACAAGAATTTGAAACACAAGTGAATAATATTCTTAATAAAGCAACAGATGAATCAGGTAAAATTGGAAGAGAAAAACTAAATAAAAATAATGGATTTGTTACTATGGTTAATTCCGGTTCAAAAGGTTCAGATTTGAATATTTCATTTATGATTTCTTGTCTAGGACAACAAAACGTAGATGGAAAACGTATTCCATATGGTTTCGAACACAGAACACTTCCTCATTTTACAAAATATGATGATTCTCCAGGAGCTCGCGGATTTGTTGAAAGCTCATATATTAATGGATTAACACCTCAAGAATTATTCTTCCACGCCATGGGTGGTCGTGTAGGTTTAATCGATACAGCTGTAAAAACATCTACAACTGGTTATATCCAAAGAAAACTAATTAAAGGATTAGAAGACCTTATGGTAAATTATGATATGACTGTTCGTACAAATAAAGGTAAAATCGTTCAATTTTCATATGGAGAAGATAATATCGATACAACTAAAGTTGAAACACAAAATTTACCAATTGTTAATATGAGCGTTCAAGATATTTTCGCACATTTTAATATTCCTGAAGAATCTGGAAAAAATAAAACATTGTCACATATATTCTTAAAAAATACACTTACAAGATATAAAAAACAATCAAAAGAAATGGCTGAAAAATGTTCTAAATATACTGACATGATGATTAAATTAAGAAATGATATTGTAAAACATGTTTTTGGTAATAAAGGTGATAGTGGAGTAAGTTGTCCTGTTGCGTTTTCATATGTTATTGGAAATATTCAAGGACAGGCAAATATTACTAGTTCATCATTAGTTGATATTACACCAGTTGAAGCATTTGAATTAATTGAAAAAGCATATGATAATTTATTAAAAATACATTATGCTCCACCAACTTTATTATTTAAAACTTTGTACTACTATTATTTATCTCCAAAAGATTTATTGATTGTAAAAAGATTTAATAAAAATGCTTTAATAATGTTATTAGATACAATTATTCTTGATTATAAGAGGTCAATTGTAGCACCTGGTGAAATGGTCGGAATGATTGCCGGTCAAAGTATTGGTGAAGTTTCAACACAAATGACACTAAATACATTTCATTTTGCTGGTGTCGCGTCTAAATCAAACGTTACTCGTGGTGTGCCAAGAATTGAAGAAATATTATCTTTATCTGAAAATCCTAAGAATCCTTCATTAACTATATTTTTAAAAGAAGAAGATGAAACTCAAAAGGATAAAGCACAATCAATTATGTATATGTTAGAGCATACACGATTAGAAGAAGTTGTTAAATCGGTTGAAATATGTTTCGACCCAGATAATTTAACAACAATTATTGAAGAAGATAAGGACACAATCGAGCAATTCAAAGCATTTGAAAAAATGGTTGATGAGTGTATTGATTCTAGTTTACTAAATGATGAAAATGAAAAATCAAAATGGATTATCAGAATGGTAATGGACCCTGAAGTTATGCTTGAGAAAAATATTACAATGGATGATATCAATTTTACATTAAAAAATTCTTATGATTCTCAAATTACATGCGTATTTTCAGATTTTAACGCAGATAAATTAGTTTTTAGAATTAGAATGAATGAAGTAATAAAAATAACATCAAGTAGAAGCGCACAGAAAAAAACTAAGGTAAATCCATTAGACCAATCAGACCATATTTATATTTTGAAGAATTTCCAAGACCAACTATTACAAAATGTTGTATTGAGAGGAATAAAAGGAATAGATAAGGTTATTCTTCGTAAAATAAAAGATAATGTATTTGAAAAAAATGGAATATATAAAAAAGAAGATATTTGGGTTCTTGATACAGTCGGAACAAATATGCTTGATATTCTAGCTTTAGATTATATTGATAATACAAGAGTTGTAAGCAATGATATTGTTGAAGTTTATAATATTCTTGGTATTGAAGCTGCTAGACAAACAATCTTTAATGAATTAGTTGATGTTATATCATATGATGGCACATATATTAACTATCATAATTATGGTATTTTATGTGATAGAATGACTGCTACTAGTAAATTAATTTCTATATCAAGACATGGAATTAACAATGATAATATTGGACCTATAGCAAAAGCATCATTTGAAGAAACTCCCGAAATGTTTTTAAGAGCTGCTAAGCATGCTGAATTAGATAATATGCGCGGTGTATCAGCAAATGTAATGTGCGGCCAAGAAGGATTTTTCGGAACAAGCTTGTTTCAAGTTGTTCTCAATATTGAAGAAATGATGTCATTAGAAGCTACAAGTGAATATAAACCTGTAGACGACACTGAAGAAATAGAAAAATTCTTCGGACAAGCAGAATCACCTGAAGATGCTTGTAATTTAACTAATTTACAAATACAAAATAACGTTTCTAATATTAAAGCTATAGATATGGGTAATGATAACAATTATAATCCAGG